TTAACGAGCTTCTCGTTGAGAATACGAAGACCTTATTAACGTATTCTGAAACAATTATGGAGATCAAAGCTGGTATAGCGACGTTTGATATAAGCTCGGCATCGGAGGAATGGTTTGCATTGAATAACGAAATTAAAGCAAAGCTGTGGAAAGCTCCTAGCAAGGGCGGCCCTTTTACAACCAAAGAAAGAGAAATCATGCAGTCTACCGAATTCCGCACAGCTAATGGGGCTGAAGATGAACCAAAAGCCTAGAGCAACTACTGCAAGCCTAAGCAACAAGACCTGTGAGTGCTGTTTTGCAAGAATCAAGAATCAAAAAGATTACCTAATCTGCGACAATTGTGTCGCGCTAATTAATTTAATCAACTTAACTTGGAAACAATCAAATGAATCATAAAAATAGAAATCTCAGCGGCGCTTTGTGGAAAAACGAATACCGAACTACTGAAACACAGCCGAACCTTAAAGGCGAATGCGAAATTGACGGCAAGCTATACAAACTTGCTGCTTGGACTTCTAAGGAAGGTGGGAAGAAGCCAGTAGTCAGTATCCGATTTACGTTAAAAGATCAAGAACAAGCCCCTGTTGCTCCTGCGGCCCCTGCTGCACCAGCGATGCCTGATGACTTTGCTGATGACATTCCCTTTTGATTAATTTTGGCGAAGCCTTAACCAAGGCACAAAAACAACAAGGCGTTACGACTAAAGACTTGTCGCAGCGTCTTGGAGTGCATCGCCAGCAGTTAGAAGGCTGGCGTAAGCACACAGACATCAAGCTATCTACAGCCGTTAAGATAGCTGATGCTCTCGGCTTGGAGATCTTTGAACTAATGGAGCTTGGTAAATGATTTTATTTGATAAGCCTGAAGACGCTCTAGAAGAAGCAAGCTGGTGCGCTAAAACTTACGGAACTCGTCACGCCATCATTGCTTATTCAGAAAAATTTGGAGTTTGCGATATTGAAGAAGTCCAGCCCGCCGAACAGATTGTCGAAATCTGTAATGCAACCGCGCCATTATGCGGCCCAGATCATGACATTGAAGACTAGAGAAGAGCGGGTAGCAGCTTTATCCAAAGTGCCGCCCGACTTTCAAGATCGCGTTAAACTCTATGTGGAGAGTGCTTATGGCATCCGAAAACACGCTAAGTGAAATGCAAGGTTTAGCCGAAGCATACGCCAAAGCTGAAGCAGAAAAGCAATACTTAATGGAATTCCGTAAGTCTAAGAAAGCTATCTTAATGGCAGAAGCAGAGCGCGAGAATCCTTCACTTCCAGCCGTTAAGCAAGAAAGGTATGCTTACAGCAATCCAGAATATCTTGAGTTATTAGAGGGACTTAAAGTTGCTATTGAAGCAGCGGTTGCTTTGAGGTTTAAGATAAAAGTGATTGAGATGAGGTTTGAACAATGGCGAAGCAGAGAAGCAACACGCCGAGCAGAAATGACGCTAAGGTAGCGTATGAGCCGTCTAATGAAGTACGCAGCATAGCAAAAATGCATTCGGTGATGTCGCATAGATTCAGTATTGCACTGATAGAAGCCAAAATGTCTAAAATGGACTCAATGACTAGACTGCGGGCGTTGCGCGTAATCGCGTGTCTGCAATCTCGCAAATTCTACAGGTTCTAATGAAAACGCGACGATGCAAACTGTGTCGCGTCAAAGTCGCCCAAGACGATGCGATTATTGGAGGTATTTATTCCTTTTGCACTTGGGATCACCTTCACGAGTATACCCGCTCAGATAAGGCCAAAAAGGCAGCAAAAACAGCCTATGCGCGTGAAACTAAACGCATAAAGGCATCTCTCAAGACTGCCTCAGATTACGTCAAAGAGGCCCAATTTTCGTTTAATGGGTACATCCGCGCTAGAGACAAGAACAAGCCGTGTATAAGCTGTGGATTACCGCAAGGAGAAACGGTTCAAGGTGGCAAGTTTGACGCTGGTCACTATAGAAGCCGAGGATCTGCGGGACACCTAAGATTTAATACTCTAAATTGCTGGGGCCAGTGCGTGAGGTGTAACCGATACTTGTCGGGTAACGTGGTAGAGTTCAGGACAAATCTAAAGAAAATACTAGGCGAATTGTCCCTAGACAAACTGGAAAATGACAATGAGCCACGCAAATTCACTATTGCTTACTTGCAGAGAATCAAAAAAATCTTTAATTCTAAACGGAGATTATATGACAAGCATTTCAGATAAAATCAACAGGAACGGATTAGAATTTAATATTAAAAGCCAAAAAGAAATAGACGAATGGCTGGAGGAAATAGAGGATAGGATGTCGGATAATGACTTTGATTATTTAGCTACTATCGTTTTTCTTTTAGCTAATATGGATGATTTTATATTTAGCTCAGATGAGGTAAGTGATAAATTTCTACATTATCAAGCAGATCATCATTATGGAGGAGATTTGCACTAAATAATTATACATACTTTCCCGTCTCTATCATCTCAGCAAGTTCCGTAGCTCGGTTTCCTGTTTGCTCTGCAAAGCGACTATCTAAAAGCTGAGTCGCAGCCTCCTTGTAATCAGCTCTTTCAAACGCCTGTATCATTTTTCTAAAGGCACGAAATTTTGTAGCTCCTAAACAAAAAAACGCAGATATTACTGCCTCGGTTCTGACCGTGTTTAAATCGCCAAACCAAATATATTCTTTGTTAATCTCTTTAACGCATCTTACAATGTCATTAGATAACAAGTAGTCTATCTCGTCTTCTGACAAGCCAAGACCGCCTCTAGGATCGACATTGCGACCTACGCCTATTGTGTACCTATCCTCAGTACACATATAAACGTGAGTCTCTGCGCCTTCGTGGCGTTTAAGCATCTTGATTAAGTTTTCCATTACTTACCTACTTGCTTGACGCGCTCATAGCTTCTAGCGCCAGCTAAGCCGAGCAAGCCAGTTAATACAGGCAGCATAACCGTCGTATCAGCCTGTGGTACTTCTATTCCAAAAGGGGCAGCTAAAGGAGAGATAAGAAAGTTCACCGCAAAACCCGCCACGCAGACCCAAGCGGTAGCTGGCCTCCAAGAAGACTGAAACCAGTTGCCTTTAGCCTCTTCACGGTTGACAGAGATTTGCGCCAGCATGATTTCTTGATGGTGCTTATCAGCCATTGTAGCAATCTGATGGGCAAGCTCGTTCTTCTTGTCCTTGTCCTCAACAAACTGGTCTAGCAAGTTTGTCACTGGGCCAACCAAGGCCGTAAGCGAAGACAGCATTTAAACTACCGCTAATGCGATAACAATGATCACCGCAATAATTGTAACAACGGTAGCCTGTTCTTCTGTAGCATTCATGAATTTAGATTTAACAAATTTACCAATTACTTTTATGCGTTTCATATCAGCTCCTATTTGTCAGCCTTGGTCTCAAGTCTTTTAAAGATCGCGCCAAGCATCTCTTTGATTTCGCGTATGTCATCACGGTAATCTTCTTTCGCTACATACATGATAGGTATAGATTTCATATCAGCATCAATTCTATCCAATAATGCAAAGACTCGATTGACCAACCATCCAACAACAAATCCTGCTACGGCTATTGTTACGTTAAACATGACTTGATAATCCATACTACACCTATAATGTCAGGTCAGGGACTTTACGCGAGTCTCTGATTTTGTAAATGTGACGAAGCGCCTCTCCTCCGTCACGATGAAATGTAATTTGCGTCATCACGCTAGATGCTGAATAGCCGTGACTTGCGTGGTAAGAATCTGGAAAAGCCAACGTCCCGAAACTTTCTACAAACACACCATTATCCGTCTCTATTGCGTTCTGGTGATGAATATGACCCACTAGCCACTTGCGGTAGTTAGTGGACGACCATTGCTCAGGTAACATCCTTGGCAGAATCGCTGCCAGTTTAGGCGCTTTAATTTTATCGCCGTGGTGTACCGCAATCAGAGTCTTTCCAAATACCAGCGTATGAAAAAATCCGTGAGGATCTAGTATGTTGACTCTTTTCTCTTTCTGGTAATAAAACTTTAGTATTAAAGCTAAAGCAATAGCCGTGTCCGAATCGTGGTTACCACGAGCAATAATCACACTGACATTCTTATGCTGTGATAGCATTTTCTCAATAGCGAAGATAAACGTCTGCGCTGCTATCTCTAGCACCACCTCAATTCTTGTATCTACGTCTAACCGAGTGCCGCCAAAAGTAGTCCCTGCTGATCCGTTAGCGTGTATAAAATCGCCCACGTTTACCAGCAAGGAATGCTCAGAAGCTGTAGATACACTTGTTAAGTAATCTATAGCCTCAAGATGAGACTTGGCCGCTATCTTGGTATCGTAGTCCTGCTCCTTAGTCTCTCTAGCATCAGCCCTCATACCAAAATGTCCGTCACCTATGACAATGCTAGGCAATAAATCCGTAGCAAAC